TTGGGTTTCTTCTATCTATTGGTGCTACTTCAGGAACAATCATATTCTGTGGTTGTGCTGTCATATTATCTGTTGCTGCTATTGCTCCAGTTCCTGTAGATATTTTATTTGATAAAGACATATCATCCCAACCTTCATCAATAGCAGTTTTACCTTTACCTAATAAATTAAAACCATCATCAACAAATGTATTTCCTAATTGCTGTTCAAAAAATCCTGGAACTCCAGTCAATGAAGAATTAAGTGCTTGGTTAGATATCTCCTGACCAAGTAAACCAGTTGATTGTCCTACAGGAGTTCCTAATGGAGTAAATGGACTGATACCTTCAGCCATCATTTGACCAAATGCAGGTTGGCTACCAATTTGCATACCACCCATACCTGCTGTTGCAAGCCCTTCGGCTGCTGTTGCATCAGCTACAATTCCTGCTGTACTTGTTTCTGCTGCTCCAGATGCTAATATCTCTGGTCCTAAGAAACTACCACCTGCACCTAATGCCGCACCTTTTAATCCATTACCACCCATCATTTTATCTACTGCAAAACCACCTACCATATAAGGTACAAAAGCCATTACTTACCTCCACCTGATTGTGTTGAAGTTTGATTCATAGGAGTAGGTGCACCATAAGCTGCTGCTAGATAAGAGGATAGTTTTTGTTGTGGAGCATTTTGTCCGTAATCATATCTAGAAATATCACCTTGTAATGCTTGTAAATCATAAGCCTCATTAGACTTACCGACATTCATTAGTTGCTGAATATCACTATAGTCTTGATTAGCTATAGCTCCAGCATTGCCTATTGCTGCATCTTGTCTTCCTCTTTCATTAGCATAGTTTTGATAAGCTAATTCTGAACCTCTTGATGATAAAGCATTTGCTAGATTTTCAGATGCTTGTGATTCCATTTCACCCATAGCTCCTGAACCATATCTACCTGATGCTGCTGTTCTGCTACCAATATCTCTAATAGCTGTATTAAATTCTGATACGATTGGCTTAGCCGCACTAGACATCATTGCTGCAAAGTAAGGATTACCTGCTGATAATCTATCGCCTTGTATTGTACTTAATGCTTGAGTTTGTGCTGCTGGAATAAGTGGACTTCCTTCTCTTGCTCTAGCCTCTGCTAATCCTAACCCTTCTGTTGTTTGTGATGATGGGTCTACATAGGTTTGACCTGGATAATAAGTAGGTCCAGGAGCTCCATAAAGACCTTTAGCTTCTTCTAAACCATAAGTAATATAAGGTAGTATCGCAGGGTCAATAGATTGTTTAGTTTCAGATGAACCACCACCTCCACCTTTGTGCATACTTCTACCCATCTTACCATTGTCAGTAGATTGATTTCCGTCTAGTTCTGGAAAATAATCGTGTATCATAATTTTAGCTCCATTAATGTATATTTCTTTTTATAGTTGTATAGTCTTGCCCAAAGTCTTTCTATACTTTCAAATTTAGTCGCACCTTGAATACAAGTACCACCATTACTTTTTGCCCAGTTCTTAAATTGTTCAAATCCTTGCTTGGTGTTCTTACCACCTATATATGTGATATAGCAAACTCTGTCATTAGGGTACATAATCCATTGGACAGTTAATGCCAGATAACATTTATCTTCTTTCATTAATAGCAGTAGTTGTTGTTGTCCTTGTGCTACTAATAATTTTAGCTGGGCTGCTGTAAATTCATCATTACCTTTATCTAATGCTAGTTGTAATAATGGTTCAGCTAAGTGCCAGTATTGCTGTACATGAGTAGTAGGTACAATATATAATTTCATAATTTATGTCTATAATATAAAGCTCTATTTTAACACATTACCCTACTATAATGTAATCAAAGTCTAGGTCTGTAGAAGAAACACTTGTGTGTGTAATCACCGCACTACCCTTTGCTTTAGTTGAAACATAAGGTGTCTGTGCTGCTGCATTAGCAGTCAATGGTGATAATAGAATCACACTATCAAAACCTAATCTTTCATCATTTAATGTTGTTGTTGTATTAGAAGCTCTCAAAAGAACACTCCCAGTATTATTGGTCTTCCCATTAACAGCATTATTTACTACTTCAGCTACTTCTCTTGGATTAGAACCCATGTAGTTTAATGTTCTATACATTATCTATTGCCTTGTTTCCAATTATCTAATAATCCTTCTAGTTTATTATCTAAATATAAACGATGATTTCGTTGTGGTGGTTCATTAATTATATAAGCCTTACCACTATCTACTGTTTCTCTAGCTAACCTTACAGTATCTTCATATGAATTACTTTTTTGACCTATCTTTATCCCTAGAGCATTATTATATAAATCCATTTGTTTCTGGTCTTCTGGTTGGTTATGAGTGCCGCCAAAGAAACCAAAAGGAATTTCCTTCTCATGCCAATCACTAACATTTTTAGCAGTTTCTGGACTAAATTTTCTTGACATTTCAGCTGTCCATAATAAATGCCTCATTGCGTCTGAACTCATCATAGAGCCACCATCATCAGCAGTACCATAATTATCAAATCCTTCATCTACATATTTCCCACCAGTAATTGTAGTAGTGTAGTCTATTATCTTATCTAACAATCCCATTATCTCTGACCTTGTGGTTTAACATCTATATCTACTGCCATAGCTGTTGTCCAAGCACCTGTAGGTTTAACAGATATTCTATGGTATCTTCCAGCACTTCTTAAATCTGCTCTCCCCTCTGATGAGGTTGTAGATTCTGCACTAAATATTATTGTGTCATCTAATTCTCTGCGGCTTGCTATTGATACAGTAGCAGAACCATTATCAATTTGTGGTCTAGCTAAAGTTACAACACTATTGTAGCCAACTTCTACATCTGTAGTAACTAATTCAGAGTTAAAAGTTGAGCCAGTAAAAGTTACAATTTTAGTACTTTCTGCTCCAGCAAATAAGAACTTTCCGCCTACCCATAATCTTGCATCTAAAGAGGCTGGCATAGTATCTATGTCGGTGTACCCTAGAGTACCTAAACCTTCTAAAGTTGTTCCAGCAGTCGCTATATCGCCTACAACAGTTGCATTTGTATTAGCTCTTGACCACTTACCTAATTGCCAGTTATATATAATAATGCTTCTACCACCAGCAACATTTGCGTAATTCCAAACTACTATTTTTCTTTTAGGGTCAGCAGCAGAAGTCATAGAATCTATGTCAGATAAATTTACATCTGAAAAAAACCAATCATCTACCTTTTCATTTCCTATGCCTGTAACTGATTGACCATCTGTTTGATAAAATCCATCATCAGATAAGAAGAAACTTAATCCACCATATTGTGCTATTGAGCCACCTGCTATACATCCTAATCCTCTTGATATAGTATCAAATTGAAAGAATAAAGGAGAGCCAGTATATGACATTCTAGCAATTGCTTTTTCTAAAAATACAATTCCAAATTCACCACCAGTAATACCAGTAATATTTCCACCATCAGGCATAATTTGGTAATCAGCCTGTGATGTTGTTCCAGATACCCAATCGGTGGCATCATTAATATCCGACCATTGAACTTTATTGGCTAAACTTCCTATGTTGGCACATACTACAAAATCTCTTACAACTGTAATAAACTTTGATACAGGAGCTGCTGTTGCTAAATCAGCAAATGCTGTAGAAGTTCCTATCGTCCATCTTTGTACTTTAGCTGCATGATTAACAGCTAATACTTCAGACCCAAATAAAGCAAAGTTCCATTTAGATGCACTTGAATATCCACCTGCTAATGATTTATTTTCTAATGCTTCTGTGGTTGCGTTAAACTTAAATAATTTAGTAGCTCCACCTGCAAACACTGCTACCTCTGAACCAAATTTAGCTGCGTATACAGAATTAAGTGTTTCAGAAGCTGCTCCACTAAAATCTACTGAATTAGGAAAAGGTGAATATCCTACAGATACTGGAAACACATTTAATGCTTCATTTAAACTGCCAGCATTAGAAGGTTGGTCTGGCAACCATTCTGTAAATTGTACTCTTTGTGTTGTCATATTTTTCCTATGTAATACTAAGGTCTAATCTACCAGATTGAACTATATCCCACAAACTATTTGCGTAACCATATCTTGCTTCAACAAAGCCAGAGTAAGTATTAGCAACAGTTGTGTCAAACCCATTATAATAAGAAATGCCTGGGTCTTGACTATCTCCAGTAAGAGTATTTGTATTTCCTGTCTGTGTTGTAAAAAACAAATTAGCTACATCTGGGTTGCTAGAATTTACAAATTGACTTCTATTGCAACCTATAAATAATGTTGGAGAAGTTCCAGCATCAAATGATTGGCTTAGAGTACTTCTACCCCCCCAATATTCATTTCCATGTTGCTGAGTGCCAGTTACACTTATTATTGGAACTGGAAATCTAAATACTGCATAATGGTATACCATTTCTCTAGCATCCATTACTGTAATAGACCTTCCTGCATCAGCATCAGTTAAAACTCTATAAGAAGTAATACATCTAGCTACAACATTTGAAATATCAAGCACTCCTGTTATTAATTCAGTAAATCCAACTGCAACAACTGATGTAGGTGAAGAACCTCCAACAACAATATTTCTAGCATTGTTGTATATTACCATTACATCACCTGCTTGTATTGAAGTAGGTATACTATGTGTACTACCGCTAGTATCAAAGTCTCTGCCTGATGAAACTACTTCAAATCTTTGAGGTAATTTTTTAGCACTTGTTTTACTTGCTAAACTAAACATTAATAACCCTGACCAAATGTTGCACCATAAGTATTAGTACCATCAGAAAAGAAAGTAAATATATCAAATTTTCCAGATTCAGAAGTGGCTGTAGGTTCTTCGTTACCATTCCATTTTAATGTTCCACCGCCTGACCATGTTAATGTATGTGTTCCACCATAAGCAACAATAACTACAAATGATTTTCCAACGGATGCAGCAGGTAATGCTATTGATATATTAGAGTTGGAAGTAAATTTTTGTATAGTGCCATTAGTTAAAACTACTGAAAAAGAATTTCCAGCAGCAGGTGCATATAATGTTTCTGTATAATTAGTGACTGTAGGATTAGTTAGCGTAGCAGTTGCAATAGTTCCGTTTGTAATTGCTGGAGATGTAAGTGTTTTGTTTGTTAATGTTTGAGTATCTGTTGTTCCAACAACTACACCTGTAGGAACTGCTTTTCCTGCCCATGTAGTTAAATCTGCATCATAAGCCTGAACATTAGTTCCAATAACTAAACCAAGAGCTGTTCTTGCTCCACTTGCTGTTGTTGCTCCAGTTCCACCAGCAGAAATAGGTAAATAATCTCCACTTGTTCCTGCTTGTAAATTTTTAATCTGTGCCATTGCTTCACGAATAGCATTGTTTATTGTTGATGGAGGACATCCTTCATTAATATTAATTCCACCTATATCTGTATTTGAACCTGGTGTTGATGACCATTCACTTATTTTATTTCTTGACATATTATCCTATCCTTAACCATGTGTTAGTTCCTACTGGAACGACTGTCCAATTGTTACCTTGTATACGACCAATAGCTGTTACTGACCCTGTTCCTGAAATTGAAGCATCTCCTGAAAAAACAGATTTTGCAGCTGCCGTAACTATAGCTGTTGCATTAATATAAACAATAACTTCTGCTGTAAACCCACCTAACGCTTGAAGATTTGCTAATCCTGATATATTTGCAACACCAAATACTAAGGAATCAACAACATGAACTGTCATAGTTGCTGTGCCACTAATAGAGGCAATTCCACTAAAAGCAGAACTAGCTAATGAGCTAAATGGTGATTCAGAAAATGCACTTATTCCAAACATTTATTATCCTTTTGGATTATCTAATTTTACTTGTGCTATTGCATCTTTCCATTTTATACTAGCCATTAGTTAGTTTCCCATAAACATGTTTCTTCATTTAAAATTGCCTCTGCATTTGGTTTAGGTGGGATAAAAGCATCTCTATCTTCATCATAAGTATAACCAATACCAGCATGATTCTTTCTAAAGTTTCCATTGTATGAGGTCTGTACCCAGATACTCCAACCAGTTAAGTTTGTTAGGAAAGTAATTCCATTAACTTCCTGTTCAACTCCGTTACTATCTAATAATTCATTATTATGAACAGATAAAGAAGTTATTACCTTTGAGTTTAATCCTATTTTTGCGAAAGTAGCCATAATTTATCCTGAGTAAGTTCCTGAACCTGTAAAGGTAAGTATTGTATTAGACCCTGATGTTGAAACTGTAGGGCTTCCTGAAGTAATATCAGAATAACTTGCAGTTGGTATACTTAATATAACAATACCTTTACCACCTGATGAACCAGTACCACCAACCCCTTGTGCACCACCGCCACCACCTGTATTAACAGTTCCTGCTGTTGCTGCACCTGAGCCTTTAGCTCCTGCACCACCACCCCCTGCTCCGCCTGAACCAGCAGTTGTACCATAAGTACCGCCACCACCACCGCCTGCTCTTGTTACAGAAGCTCCTGTAATTGAAGAAGCTGTACCTGCACCACCATTACCTGCAACATTATCAATACCAGCCGTACCTACTGCTCCAGCACCGCCACCACCACCGCCAGAAATTTCAGTATATGGGTTACCAATTGATGTATTAGGATTACCACTTCCACCATTATTACCTTGAGATGGAGATGTGCTTGGTGTATTACCAGCACCACCTGCACCAACAGCCCCAATATCAGAACCTGTACCACCGCCACCACCTGAACCACCTGAACTACCTGCAATAGCAAATCCTCCACCACCACCACCACCTGCAGAACTAATTGTTGTAAGTCCTGGACCAGAAAATTGAGAAAGGCTACCACTAATAGCTGCAGCACCACCATCTCCAATAACTACAGTAACTAGTAATCCTCCAGTAGGCATAGATTGAGTTGATGTTCTAAATCCACCAGCACCGCCACCAGCACCAGAATTACCACCACCGCCACCGCCACCACCAACAACTAAATAATCTATATCATAAGCTGGAATATATCTTACAGTAGCTTCATCAGTATTTGCAATCCATCCCTTTGTTGCTCCTGAATAAACAATATCAAGTGATTGTCCATCAGTACTGTATTCAACAGTCATGGTATCTGGACTACCTTGATAATTAAGTCCATTTGAATCTAAAACAATTTTATTCGTATTCCAAGTTCTAGCATAGTCAGTAAAAACTAATCTGTCGCCAACTGTGGCTGAACTAGGCAATGTAATAGTACATATATTAGATGTTGTATTTATCCAGTAACCTCTGTTACCTACTGCTGTTAAAGTTGATGCTGTTACTATAGATGACTGCCATTCTAGTCCACTAGCTGCATCAGCAAATGTTGGTACTGCTCCAGCTCCTGCTGAAGTTAGTACTTGTCCTGATGAACCAGTTGCTACGGCTACTGGATTTCCTGAAGCATCATAAGATATAATATTACCATCTGTACCACTATCCATTTTAGCAAGTGTAACTGCATTGTCTGCAATTTTTCCTGTAGTAACATTGCTGTCTGCAATTTTTCCTGTAGTAACATTGCTGTCTAATATTTTAGAAGTAATAACAGCATTATCTAAAATGTTTGCAGCTATAACAACATTATTGCCATTAATTTGATTACTAGCATTTAAAAGTAATGCTTTTTCGGCTGGATAAGTACAAAACACATCACTTTTTCCAGATAAAGTAATTTTAGACCCAGAGCTACTAGATGCTAATACCGTATCTCTTGATAAAGTTGTTCCTGATACAGTATAAGAACCTGTGCCTACTTCCCAATTATTACCATTAATAATAGTGTAGTAAGTGGTATTCGTATTGCCTATAACAGCAAATGATTGAAAACCATCTTCTGCACCAGCTAATGTAATTGTGCCAGTTCCAGTAGTTGTGGTACTTTCTTTTATCCTTGAGTTTACATTCAAAGCCATGTGTTATTCCTCTATGCTAGTGTTACTTTTAAATTACCTGATGAAATTTTAAAAATATCACCAGCATCAATTGTTTTTGGTGCATCTAAAGCCGTATGATAAATCATATTGCCACCTGATAATGAATCCCAAAGACCAATCCATCCTACTGCACCCCAACCTGCTGTTGCTGTAGGAAAGGTTGCTGTTGCATCTGATACTACAATTCCAGTAGTTCCAGAAGCTGTTGGAAAAGAAGAAGCAACTCTAGCATAAGAACCACCTGTTACTTCTGTGCCTGTTCCTGCATCTGTAGGGTCTGCTGTGTGTAAAGAAATATATGGATTATTTACAGGAGTAAATGATGCACCGTTTAGTGTTGAATTTAATAAAGCGACTTCTAAGAAGTCTGACATATCTGCCATAGTAATTTACCTCGTAGTTAAAGTTATAGACATTGGATGAGCAGGAAATTCCCCCTCATCATCTGATTTAGTTAAAGCATTAACACCTCTGTCATACATTGCTGACCAAGTTGCTAATCTCTCATCATTCATCAGGAATGGTTCTGCTTCACCAAGTGCTGCATAAAGCAGTAAATCAGGTGTATTTGCTAACCAAAGGTTTGATGAAACTGTTGAACTCATATATGGTGGCTTCACATAATAGAGCATTTGTAATGTATCTGTTGAAGAACCAATCGGAGCAAATCTAAACTCACTACCTAGTGCAGTATAAAAAGCAGGCAATCCTGATTCTAATGCTCTTGTATTTCTAAAGAAATTACTAGGTGATTGAAAATTAACAGTTTGTATAGGGTCACTAGAAGATATATGTATATCCCTCATAGCTAAAAAGTCATCAGGTATCTCTACAGTTCCATCAGTAGATGTAATAGTAGTCGTTGCTATTTGCAACATTTGTCTAATACGCAAATCTCTACTTAATCTATCTTCAGCTAATCTAATAAACTCTGGAATAGATGTTGCTAAATCATTCCGAGCTAAGTAACTAGCGATAGTCGCTTGTAGTGTTGTATAGTCTGTGAAAAATGCCATTTATATTCTGCCCTGTTTTGTTCTAAAAAACCTATTGTCTGGATGGTTTAAAAATTCTTTAAACTTTTTCATATCTAATATTTGAAATCCTTGCATAATCTGTTTATGGTTTAAGTCATCAATAACTGTCATTGGTATAGATGCAATCTTATTGTCAAACATATCATTACCCCACCCTGTGGATTTAGTAATAATTTCTTCTTTGTTTGTTTCAATAATATCTGTTACATCTTGTTTTGTTTCTATCACATAACCATTATTATCATGGTCATCGTGTTTTATTTGGTGTCTGTATTTTATTGGTTGTGACCAAGCACTTTTAAATTTTTTCTTATTGTCTGCCATAATTATCCTTAAAAGATATGCCCACCGAAGTGGGCTATATCAATACTTAATGTGTAATTAAGCTGTTAAATCAGCAACGATTGCATGAGCTGCTTCGTTACTTACTTGCAGAGTTAGCTCTGTAAGCATTTGATGTTTTTCAGCATCACCAGTTTTAGCCAATAGGTTAGACTGGAAAGGTCTTAATGTTGCTAGAGCCAACATTGTTGGGTCTAAAATAAGAGCTTGTTCACCATTGTTTGCTGCATAATCAGAAGTCATAAATCTTTCTGGAATTACTGAAAGCATACCAAAGTCTGATAAGTACACATCTGCTGCACCTACAATAGATGCTGCTTTTGTAGTAGTGCCTGCATTAGGTGTAGAAACACGATTAGCTGCAATACCAGCAAAAGCTGATACTTTAACTTTCTGGTTAGGTGGAACAACCAACATAGTTGGAGTACCGCCAGCATTAAACGCTGCTTTCATAGCAATTTTTAAAGATGCTTCTGTAAACGCTGCTGTGTTAGCTGCTGCTGATTTAGTTCTAATTGCAGAACCTGCAGGTGCTGCTGGAGCTGCTGGAGCGCCTGCTGCTACTGTACCAACTGAAGTCCAATTAGTTCTAATCCAAGTTTGTAAAGAAGCCATCTTTGGTGCTGCACCACCTGCTGATGTTACTGGTGCAATGTTACCAAGAACAGCAAACTCTATGTCTCGTTTTAGTTCTTGTCCTGCTTTAGCTAATTGATAAGCAGTGGATGTTTTTCTACCAGCAGTATCAACAGAATCAAGAGTACCAGTAATGTTTACTGTTTTACCCATAATCTGTGTTCTGTTAGTAGCACGAACTGTAGGTACTGCTGTAAATGCTGCTGCATCTGCACCTTCAACAAGAGCTGTGTTAGCTGCTGCACCTAAGGTGTCAGTTTGCCACTCATGTAAAGTTGCTGTTGCTTTAGTTTTGCCGATTGAAGAAACTACAGGAGTTTCTGTTGGAGCGATATTGTAAATCGTGTTAGATAAATCTTCACGAATACCAATTGCTTGATAAGTATGAAATGCTGCCATTGTTATTTTTCCTTAAATAAAGTTTTCAAATAAAGCTGCTGCATCTCTGGCATCACCAGTTTGCAGTAACCTCTTGTGTTGTTTTTTAGTTCTATCTGTTACAGTTTGCTTTACTTTAGCTCCACCTTTCATTGTCTTGGGAGCATTAGCTACTTTCTTTTTAACGCCAGCTTTACCTGCCATTAATTTGTCATATTGTGCAGCCTTATGCAAGACTAGAACATGGCGTGAATCATAGACTTGGGATAATTCCGCATCTGTGAATCCAACCTTTTTTCCATAATTACGAATCTCATTACGAGTTTGTTCGCCTTTGGCTTTATCTGAAAACTCTGGCAAGGATTGAGTTAATTTTTGTGCTTCCGCTGCTACATACCTTTGCATTTGTGCTGACCTATCCGAGTTTTGCTGTTGAGCAATTCGGTTCTGTTCAGCTTGCACAAGTTGTAACTGTTCTTTCTTCTCGGTCATCTCTGCGACCTTAACTGCGTATCCTATTGGGTCGTTCTCTTTTAATTCAGATAAGTCTTCCTGACTGTCATTGCTGCCAACCAAAAATTCTTCTACTGATTTAAGTTTTTGTGAATATTCATCCCTAACTTGTCTAGCTTCAATAATAGCTTTAGCTTCTTGGTCAATGACCTTACGCTGTTCTGCTACTTCTTGAGTCTTCTTCGTATAGTCGCTGCCAAGTTGATAAGATTTTTTAAGTTCATCAAGGGTAACTTCTTTTTCTTCACCAGCCGCTTTGACTGTGAAAGTTTGTTCTTCCTCAACTACTTCTTCATCCTCAATCTCGGAGTCATCTTCAGATTCTTCTGTATCATCATCAGCTTCTTCAGCTTCAAACTCTACATCTTCTTCTTCTGTTTCCTCTACTTCTGATTCTTGTGTATTTTCTTCCTGGTCAGTTGGTTGCTCTTTCGAGTCCTCTGGTGCGGATAACATACCCTCAAATGCAGATGTTGCATCATCTATTGTTATAGGGTTATCATTCCCACTTCCAACTTCTGGAGTCGTGGTTTCTTCACTCATTGTATTTCCTTAATCGCCATCTAGGTGTGGCATTACCATACAGGCTATATGCCTATAATATTGTCCATGATTTATCCTTAATCTTGTCGCTATCTACGACTGATTGAAGTCTAGTCATCATGCTATCTATTGCTTTAATCCTGTTATAAGCTCGTTCTCTTATTTCTATATCTTCAGGGTTAGAGTTTTTTATTTCGTCAAAACATTCTTGAGTCATACTTTGTGTTTCCTCAAGGAACGCTTCTGTATTTAATACGGTTTTAAGTTCTGCTAGTTTGTCCATTACATTCCTGCAATGTTATTAATCTTGTCTAAAGCATTAACTAGTTCTCTTGATTGATTTAGATTATTTTTCTCATTATCATTAGAAGCTTTTTGTGCTAACTCCAATTCCTTCATAGCCATTTCTTTTTCAAATTTTAACTTCTCTTGTTCTAATTTAATTAAAGCTTTAGAAGCATCTAATTCCATTTGTTGTTTATCTAATTCAAGTTGAGCCATCTTAGCTTGCATCTGCATTTGAGCTTTTTCTCTTTCTACTTCTGCTAGAATAGCTGCAGCCTTAGTATTAGAGTCTTCTTCTGGTGGAGCTTCAGCTGCTTGCTTAGCCATAGCTTGAGCTTCTTCCTCTGAAATTTCCATGAGGAAAGCAGAGTCATCTTTAAAGCCAGCCATGTTTACAAATTTTGCTAGGGTATCTCTATATTGTTTAAGATTAACTAAAGGATTGTTTAAGCCATAGCCTTTAATAATTTCTTCTTGTTTCTGTAGAATCATTTGCATAGTCGCTAACTGCTCTTGCTTACCACCTGTACCTAAACCTACATTAACAGTCACATTGTATTCGTTGTCCCATTCTCTAGGATTCATTGGAACAAAGCTATTATGAACTTTAATGATTCTTTCTTTCTGTTGGTATTTGCAAACGAGTTGTAATATGCCTTTAAATAAAGAGGTCATACCTGTGTCAGCAAAGATACGAGATATAAGTTCTAACTTACCTTGTGAAGCAGAAGTCATTGCTGATACTGCTGTTGCTGTTACATTAGATAGTATGTCTGGGTTAAGTCCTTGCTGTGCATCACTTACACCTGTTCTTTTAGCTTGTATGCCATCTAAGTATTCAAGCATAGGGAATGATTGTCCAGCACTAGATTGTACTGTAAGTGGTACTAACGCATTAGGGTTCTTAATTCTAATAACACCACCTGCTGTGGATGTTAGTAAGTCATCAAGATTAACTTGACCTTCTACTGCACCTACACGATAGTTATTAGTTAGGTATAAGTTATCTAGCATTTGTCTAGTAACTGTTGATTTAATTAGTTGTAAGTCAATAGCTCTATCTGCTAAAGATTGTCCAAAGAATTTATGGGGGACTGGGATTGGGCATACACTATGGAATGGAATATAATCACATTCTTCGTGCATTAATACTTGATAGTCTGCATAGCAAACTCTATGTAGTGAAGCTACTCCCTCACCTTCTATGTCTGTTCTTACATAACACTCATAATATTCAACCAACTCCATTGACTCATCATCAGAATTATTAGTATTAAAAGGTTCTTCGCCTGCACCATATCTAGCTATCCTCTCTGGAGTGAAGTCTAAAGTATCACCTGTAGACAAACCTGCGACAACTTCTTTATCATAACCCATTGCTATTAAATCTGAACGAGTAACTAAACTTCTTTGTGCGACAAAGGTAGAGTCTTGAATCGTTGTGGCTCTCTTGTCTATTAAGAACTCTTCTGGTGCTACATTTTCTATTTTAATTCTTGATGAATCTTTAGTGCGTTTACATTTAATATTATAGTAAGAATTAATAATGGGAGGAACTTCTGTCATCATAGGCGTACCCATCTCATCTAACATAGGTTGTCCAGTCTGTGGGTCTATGTATGGCTGTGGGTCTTGCTCTATTACTTCTTCTATTACTTCTTGTGATACCACTTCTACTTCTTCGTCCTGCATAATGAGTGCAAGCTCATCTTCTGTTAGGTTTTCATATTTCTCTGTGGTTACATCTTTTTTATCATCCCAGTAAGCTTTCACTACGCCTACCTTTTGTAATAAAGCGTCTTTAAACCAGTCGTGCATTATTTCAAAACCATTGTTATCTTTATAGAATATATGATTAACATAGGATGTTATTTGTTCGGCTAAAGGACCATCACCTTCATTCACTGGCTCAAACTCTACTGCTTTAGATGAGGTAGTAAATACTTTCATTACTTGAGGGAGTGCTCCGTCTACGACTTCAGCAACTTCACCTGTTACAATAGCTGAACGACCTTCCACTTCATTACCATAAGGCTCTCTTAGATAATACTCAAGAGCGACTTGTCTTTGTAATGATGTTTCAGTTTGTATAAATCCTAATGAGTCATCAATATACGAACCAATAATGGTACTAAGATGATTACTTTCATCTGAATCTACATTTGTTTTCTTTTTATATGCCATTTATACTATCCATATCCTGTTTTGTTCTAGTGGTTTACTCCATGCTTCCATAGGTGATTCATCTAACCCTACTGCTAAATAACGAAACGCATCACTTGCGTGAGATGCCCAGTCGTGAAATGGTCTATCATGAAATACATTTCTTTTTTCATCAAACACTCTACGATAATTGCGTAGTGCATCTAAT